GGAGAGGGAACTCCTTTTAGAGGTAACTATGCAGGTATAGGATATACTTATGATGCAACTAATGATGTATTTATAGCACCTAAACCTTATAGCAAGTGGGTACTCAATGAAAGTACTTGGACTTGGGAAGCACCAGTTGCTATGCCAGATGATGGTAACCAATATATTTGGAATGACAACACAGGAGCTTGGGAAGAAGTAGCTGAATAATGGCTAGTGAACTTAAAGTTAATACTGTAACAGAGTACACAACAAACAATGGTTTGACTGTAGATACTTTTAAATTAAAAGATGGTATTACAATAAACTCTGCAACTATTGCAGGTACACAGACAATAGCTACAGGAGATAATGGAGTAATTATTGGACCAGCTAATGTAACTGGAACAATTAATGTAGTAGGAAACTTAATAATTTTATGAGTACATTTTTGACAAATTCTTTGCTAGAAAAAACATCTAATACTGGTGTAACAGTAGATGGTATGCGACATCTTGATGGTGTTAAAACACACAGTAATGAAATAGGAAGTGCAACAATCGCAGCAAGTGAAAATGGTTTGATTGTTGGACCTGCTAACATAACAGGAACAGTCAATGTAGATGGGAACTTATTAATAGTATGAGTCAATTAAATGTAGATACAATTGGAGGACAAACAGGAAATACTATTGCTATTGCTAGTGGTAATACACTTAAAGATGCTTCTGGTAATGCTTTTATTACAAGTAGTGGCTTAGTTAAGTTAGCAAGTGCTACTGCAAGTAACAGTTCTGAATTATTATTTGATAACTTTGTTGATACTTCTACTTATGCTTATTATCACATAGTTGCAGAAAATATAATATCTGTAACAAATTCAACAAGCTTTTATATGACCTTTAGACAAGGTGGTGCAAGTGGTAGTGATTTAAATGGAACTTATTATCTAATGTCTTGGACAGCTTTTGGCAATTCAGCTTTTTCTGGATTTGATAGTAATGCAAGTAATACTAACTTTGCACAAATAGGCGACCAAATATACAATTCAGCAGGGAGAGCATTTAATGGACTTACAGAGTATTTCCCTAGTGATGGAACTAACAATGGCTCTTATACAATGTCTAATTTTGTACATTTTGGAGGTAATGGTCAAATAAGAGATAGGCATAGAGGACAATATTTAAATGATACAACAGCAGCTACAGGTGCAAGATTTTATTTAAGTTCTGGTAATATCACAAGTGGAAGCATACATATTTTTGGAGTTAAGAAATAATGGCACAATCATTAAAAGATATTAAAGCAAGTTTTGAATTACCAACACATAAAGTTGTTAATGGAAAACAAGTAGATTTAACTGCTGAAGAAGTAGAAGCAACTCTTAATACTTGGGCAGAAAATGAAAGAGCTAAACAGCTTGATGAAGAAGCTAATGGTTATAAAACTGATAGAGCTAATGAATACCCTAGTATTCCAGACCAGCTTGATAACATTTTTCATAATGGACTTGATGCTTGGAAAGCTACAATACAAACAACAAAAGATAAATACCCAAAGCCAGGAGAGTAAATGAGCCAAGTTAATGTAGATACAATAAACGAATACAACTCTGCTGCTGGTGTAACCATTGATGGTCTTTTAATAAAAGATGGAGCTATTCCTTCTATTGCAGGTGGTAAAGTATTACAAGTTGTTACAGGTACTGATACCACAGAACAAATAATTACAAGCACATCATTTGTTGATAGTGGATTGTCTGCAAGTATTACACCTAGTGCAACATCAAGTAAAATTTTAATTTTAATTCAACACAATTTTGAAATTTATAGAGGTAGTGTGGACCAAACAGGAAAGATACAATTATTACGAGATACCACAGTTATTTCAGATATAACTGCAAACATTGGTGCAGGTAATGCTGGTTATGTCTTTAATACACAAACAATATCTATGAAAGTTTTAGATACTCCTAGCACAACATCAGCAATTACTTATAAAACACAAGCACTAGTAGGCAACTCTGCTAACTCTGGACAAGTAAAAACAGCTGATGATAGTAATTTAGAAACAATGGTTTTAATGGAGATAGCAGGATAATGAGTATTGAAAATATTGATGCAATAAGAGCTTTAGTACCAGATGCTGAAATGGTGTACTCACAAGGAGTTGTTACTCAATGGGTAGATGAAAGAACACAACCTACTGATGAGGAAATAGCAGCAAAAAAATTAGAACTTCAAGCAGAATATGATGCTAACCAATATCAAAGAGATAGAGTTTACCCACAGCTTGGAGAACAATTTGATAAGCTATGGCACGATATAAACAATGGTACACTAGATAACACAGGTGAATTTTTTACAGCATTAAAAGAAGTAAAGGACAATAATCCAAAATGAGTACATTAAATGTTAATGTTATAGGCGAAAGAACCTCTGGTTCTGGTGTAACTGTAGATGGCTTACTAATTAAAGATGGTGCAATACCTTCTATTGCAAGTGGAGTTACTGAATATGATGAATGGACTTTAACAAACACTTTAAATACTGATGCAGACCCAGTACAAAATAATTTATCTAGACCGACTGGAACATTGCAAACTAAATTAGGAACAGGTATGACACTATCTTCTGGTTTATGGACATTTCCTTCTACAGGTTATTGGCAAATCAAAATGTGTGTTTTATTTAATGTTGGTGGTAGTGGTGGTAGATTTGATTTTGATTTAGTAACTACAAATGACAACTTCTCATCAGAAGATACAGTAGGATTAATAAGAATGTATAACGACCAATCTGGAACTGCTGAAACTAAAACACACAGTCAAGATTTAATGATTAAAGTATCTGATACATCAAATGATAAAATAAAATTCAAAGCAGATTTTACAACTGGAGCACAGTTATTTGGTTCAACAACAGAAGCAAGAACAGTCTTTTCTTTTATTAAAATGGCTGATATATAAAGTTAAATCAGATAATCCTAAACCTGCATAAATAATATGTTATAATCCAATTTATGGATTATTTAATAGGTTTTCTTTTAGGTTATTTTTTAAAAGAAGCTCTTGGATTTATTAAAAGAATAAGTAAATATGATTGGGACAATCGTATATCTTATGATAAAGAATGGGATTTTTTGTCTAGAGATGACCTACCATAATGACAAATTCAAATGGTAACGGTTTCACACAAAAGGAATTATTAAAATTGGTCATAGAAAGATTAGATAGACTAGAAGAAAAACTAGATAACAAATTGGACAAAGCAGAATTTTATAAAGTATTAGGATTAGTTGCCACAGTTATATTAATTGTTGGTAGCTTAACAATGTAATGGAAGCAAAAATAAATCTTAACCAGGTATTACAAGGTGGTTTAGCTGCACTTGTAGGTTGGTTATTTAAAACAGTTAACGATTTGCAACAACAAGTTACAGCGTTGCAAGTAGAAATAATAAATGCAAACCAAAAAGTTAGTGATGTATTAAACATTATACAAGGTATTGATTCGGAAATAACAGAAATTATCTGGAAAATTGGTGGATAATGATTGAATTTCTAATAGTAATGTGGCTTAGTGTTAAAAAAAATAAAAGATAACTTAGGTTTAATAGTAACTGGTATAGCTCTGATGAGTTCTGTTGGTGCTGGTATACAATCTCTTAATGCTGTACTTATTACTCTTACAGGAATTGATGACAGAATGAATAACATTGAGTATGAATTTATAACTCTTAAAGAATCTACATATGTACAGAATGATATAGCTGTACTATATGAAAAGATACAATCATTAGAGATGGCCGCACAGAATGTCGGTAGGTTTAATGAAGAAATGGCTACCTTACAAGCTAACTTGTTTAACTTAGAGCAACAGGTTAGAGATGGTGGTTTTGATTTAGATAGATATTATTTACTAGAAAAATGGGAGTATCAAGACCTTAATGATTCGTTAACTAGAGTAGAAACACAAATACAAAGTGTTAACAATAGTATGTGGGAACTTAACGACTTAAAAACTAGACTAGCATATTTGGAAGCAAACAACCACGGACATTAAATTTGGTAACTGAATGTAATCGATGTAATCAAGAAACTATTATTCGCAATAAAGTTAAGTATTGTGGTAATATAGGATGTATAGATTACAATAAAATTGTTAGGAGAAGTTATGCAAAAAAAGAAGAAACCTGCGAAGAAGAATAAACCTAAGAAAACCTATAAATATTAGTATATGTCACATGCATCTCGTAAAGCTTCGTTAATAAAAAAACACAATCTTAAAGGTGTTAATAAACCTAAACGTACTCCAGGACATGCAACAAAATCTCATATGGTTCTGGCACAAGAAGGACATAATCTTAAATTAATAAGATTTGGTCAACAAGGTGTGTCTGGTGCAGGTAAAAATCCTAAGTCAGCTAAAGATAAAGCTAGAAAAAAATCTTTTAAAGCTCGTCATGCTAAAAACATTAAGAAAGGTAAAATGTCAGCTGCTTATTGGGCAGATAAAGTTAAATGGTAATTAATAAAAACGAAGATATAAACAACTTACCTGCTGCATATCAGTTATATCCTAAAGGTAAACAACAATGTAGTAACTGCTATGCTTATCAACCTTCAGGTAACTGCACAGTATGGAATGCAGTAGTACAAGAGTTTGCTTGGTGTAAAAAATACAAAGGAATAGTTAATGTCTAAAAAAGTTAGTTGGATGTGGGGTGGTAAACGTTATTACGGTACTCTTATTAGAGAAACTAAAACACATAAGTTTGCCCGTACAGAAAATGGTAAGATTAAAAAGATTAAAAAATAATGAAATTAGAAGTATTAAGATTTAGTTCAGGAAAAGATTCGACATCAGGCATATTACTTGATGCGAGTAATGGAAAAAAAACATTTCTTTGTTATACCTTAGAAGATGAACAACGTGACGTTAAAGTATATGGTGAAACACGTATTCCTGCAGGTACATACAAGCTTAAACTACGTGAAGAAGGTGGATTTCATAACAAATACCTAGCTAGATACGGTGCAGATTGGCATCACGGTATGATATGGGTACAAGATGTACCTAATTTTAAGTGGATTTTATGGCATTCAGGTAATACAGATGAGAATACAGCTGGTTGTTTGCTATTAGGAAATTCACAAGAAAGTAATTTAGTAAAAAAAGATGGGTTTATTGGGTCAAGTAGAGATGCATATAAACTTGTATACCCTCGTGTAGCTGAAGCTATAGTATCAGGACAAGATGTAGAAGTTACATACATAAATTATGATGGAGATATAGAACTAAGTAACGAAACAGCTCCTAACATGATACAACCACAAGGTATAATGGATAAATTACAAGAGATAAGTGGCGAACTGCAGGTTGTTTCTGCTAAACTTGATGGCAGAAAGATTGATTAATGGTTAACAGATTACCTGATTACAGGTTAGTAGAAGATTACATAGATAGTCCTGAAGCTAAAAGACGTGCAGTTGCTAAAAAAGCTAGACAAGAAGCTGGTCAAAAAGCATGGGCTAAAAAATATGGTGCAGAATATGCAAGACGTAAAGCAAGCAATGTAATTACAACACAATTAAGTGGGCCACCTACTCCAAGAAAGTTATTAAAAAAATCAGATGGTGCTTTTAAAGGAATGCATACTCCAAAACCTGGTAGTCAAGGTACTTTTTTAAGTAAAGCTACTGGACCTAATTTAAGAAAATTTGAAAATAATAAATCTATAAATACTATAGCTGGAGAAGTAAAACCTAATAAAGTTAAATTTAAAACAGACCCTTCTAAATATACAACTAAATACGGTTTAAACACTAAAGCTATAAAAGCAGTTGAAAAAAAATCTATTGCATCTTTTACAGCAGATAGTGTAAATATGAGTGTTAAAGAATATTCAGAATATAAATTAAAAAATAAAACTGCACAAAAAACTGCTAAAACTATAGTTAAAGTTGCAGCTAAAGGTGCATCAAGATTAATACCTGGTATAGGTACTGCAATGATAGCTAAAGATGTTTATGATGTAGGCAAATGGGCTATGTCACAACCGAAAAAAAAGAAAAAAGATGCTAACATATACGGTACAGTATCAAGTAATAATATATACAAGGGATATTAAATGAGTGAAGAATACAAATCAATATTAGAAAAAACTGGCTGGACTTTTGTAGAAGCATTTATAGGTGCTTTAGCAGTTGCTCCTCTAGTAGGCGTAGATGCTAACGCATTACAGTTAGCTGCACTATCTGGTGCATCAGCTGCTCTAGTTGTTGTAAAAGAATTTGCTAAAAAAAAATTAGGTAAGTAATGAAATATGATGATGTAAAAGGCTTAGGTCGTGTTGAACGTTCTAAAAGAGTTGCACAACATAAACATATTGCTAACAAATTAACTAATAAAACGAGTAGTAAAACAGCTTTACCTTGGAAAACCAGTGCATATAAAGCTGGTAAAATAAGAAAAACTATGTTTAATAAACTTGGTGTACCTAAATACGGTAGCTCTAAGTAACACCTGAGTGTCTATCTAAATAACCTTCTAACAGTTCTCTATACGCTACCTTTGTACCCATAGACTGTCGTCCATCGTATATATCGTGATGCCATTTACATAGTACAGCTGTATTATCTACATTGTATTTGCGTGCTTTGTTGCCACCCATACCTATATCTTTAAGGTGTGCTAGCTCTAACCATTTACCACTGTCACAATTTGCCCACTCA